GAGTTGAGTGAAGGTTTGCCCTGCCTGGGGGTAAACCTTTACGAGGACTTGCTTGTAGGGAAGGAGAGTTGCGGTCCCGTCTCCGACGAGGTTGACGGCCGATCCCGCAACTTCGGTGGATATTTTGAAACTGTCAGTGGCTGCTGACACGACGTAGTAGAGGGCCGCCTCGTTGACTCCGGTGGTGGATGTGATGTTGTAGAGGGAGACCTGGTCCCCGTTTACGTAACCGTGGGCGGTGCGGTTGATTGTGTCGGCTGTGCCGTCAAGGGTCACAGGGGCATTGGTTCCGCTGAGATCGGCATCGAGATAGTCGTATTCGTGATAGGCGACGACGCTGGCAGCGAAGTCTTCGGTGGCGCTGCCGTCTCCCCAATCCACGGTGTAGGCACCGGCCCCCGACAACGCAAGGAAGTTGGATTCAGGGTAGATTGCGTGAAGGCCCACGAATTTGGATTCGCTGGCACTGACGGTGGTGAGGGCAAGCCAGGAAGGGTTGCGGACCCATGGCGTGGGGACGAAATCCGGGGGAGATCCTGTGAGGGCGCGACCTTCCAAACCAGCGTTGTTAAGGCCGGGGCTTGCCGTGTTGTAGCGGATGGACATTAAGCGATCTCGGAACCGAAGAGGTTGAAAGAGACGGTGGAGGTGCTGGCAAACACGGTCATCACGTCCGTGGCACCCATCGTGATCCCAAGAGTCAGGCAGACGCTATCGTATTGGTTGACTGCCGCGTTGTAGACCACGTAGTGTTTATCTTCGATGGCGACGCCGGAAGGACGCACTGCCACACGGTAGAGGGTGGATTCCCCTAGGTTACAGATGATGAGGCTGCTGCAGACTGCAGCGGTGGCCGAGGGGACCGTGTAGAGTGTGGCGGCGGATGTGTTAGATTTTACTTGTCCCAACACTTTGTAGGTCGTGGCCATTTATGCCCCCATCAGCAGGAAGGTTTGATCAAATCCGGATGCGTTGATGTCTGCCGCAATTGCGGTAATGAAGACAATGGCAGACCCAGACAAGTTGATGGCACTGCCGGAATCGCTGCTTTCTGAAACGGTGCGCGTCATCGTGGTGCCGGAGGCTGTGTAAAGTCCGGTGCCGATTTCCCAGGCGTTGCCGTCTTCGATAACGTATCGGACAATGTCGCCATCTACTACCCCAGCAGCGGCGAAGGTCTGGTATCCGGTGGACGCCGACCCCAAGGTCACGGTTCCGGTGCCCGTAGTCGCGGTAGTCATTTTAGCTCTGTTAACCAGTTTGGGCATTGGTAGGACCTTCCAAATCTACGACAAGTTTAGGTGTATTGGAAGTAGATGTCGCCGTTGGATCCCCCAGTGGGGGCTGCGGTGCCGTAGGTAATACGGGCGTTGAGGGCGGACAAAGCGGCCTGAGCAGACACGTTGGCAACAGATGCCGAAGCAGCGTAGACTGCTGCCGCAGAAGCGAAAGCTGAGGCCGATGCCGCGTAGACTCCCGCAAGAGATGCCGCATTGTTGGCGGAGGTTGCGTAGATTGCTGCGAGGGAAGCTGCGGCGTTTGCGGATGTTGCGTAGATTGCGGCGATTGAAGCGGCGTTGTTGGCAGAAACTCGCGAGACTGAAGCCTCTGCTGCGTAAGTGCCAGCTTCCGTGGCGAAAGCCGACGCGGAAGTCTTGTAAACGAAAGCAGAAGACGCTGCAGCCTGGGCTGCTGAAACCTGATCCGCGATGCTGGAGACGCTTGCCACTAGGGCAGACACGTAGTTGGCAACAGAGACTACATTGACGTAAGTTACCGAAGCGTTGTTTGCGTACACATTGGCAAGGGAGGCAGCGTTATTAGCAGATACAGCCGCAACCGATGCGGAAGCAGCGTAGACTTCGGCAATCGAGGCAGCATTGTTGGCTGAAACGCGGGAAACTGAGGCGGCTGCTGCCTGGACGCTGGCCACCGAGGCCGCAGCCTCAGCAGACACCTTGGCTATGGATGCGGAGTTGGCGTAAACACTCGCAAGCGATGCGGCGTTATTGGCGGAAGTTGCGTAGATCGCCGCGAGGGAAGCGTCAGCTGCCGCTGAAGTTGCGAAAGCCGAAGCCGATGTCTTGTAGATGAAGGCAAGAGAAGCATCGCGAGATGCCGCTGAGGCGAAGGCTGATGCGGATGCGGCGAAGACCCCAGCAATCGAAGCCGCATTGTTGGCGGAAGCAGCATAGACTCCCGCGATGGACGCGGCGTTGTTAGCGGAAGTGGCGTAGACACCTGCAATCGACGCGGCATTGTTTGCACATGTGCGGTAGATTGCAGCGAGAGAGGCATCGGCTGCTGCGGAGGTTGCGAAGGCGGAAGCTGACGTGCGGTAGATGAAAGCAAGGGAGGCGTCGCGGGAGGCAGCAGAAGCAAAGGCAGAAGCGGACGCTGCGTAGACTCCCGCGACGGAAGCTGCATTTTCGGCGGAGACCCGCGAGGTGGAAGCTTGGCTTGCGTACTGCCCAGATTCCGTTGCGTAGGCCGAAGCCGACACTTTGTAGACTTGGGCGAGGGACGCCGCAACCACTGCCGCCGACGCATTGATGGTCATGGCGGAAACTTGGGCAGCCAACGTTGCAACGTAGTTGGCTACCGAGACGATGTCGAGGTAGGTGGTGGACGCGTAGGCAGCCTGGATGCTTACTGTGGAAGCTTTTGCGGCAACTTCCGTGAGGTATGCAGAAGTCGAAACCTTGTAGATTTGGGAGAGGGAGGCTGCGGTATCGGCTTGCGTGGCATACGAAGAGGCGAGGACCTTGTTGACTTCGGTGGCGGAAGCTGCCGCCAAAACCACAGAAACCTGCTGATCGATGGAAGATACCTGGGTGACCAGCGCCGAGATGTAGGCGGCAACGGACGCGGCGTTGGTGTAGATTACTGAGGTTTGGGCCTGGTAGATGGCGGCGCTGCTGGCCGCCGCTTCCGCCTGGGTGGCAAACGCCGAAGCCGACGTGGCGTACTGGAGGGCGAGTTGGCGGCTGGTGCTGGCCTGGGATGCGTAGGCCGATGCGTCAGTGGCGTAGCCCAAAGCCTGGGCCATGTAGGCGGAAGCCCCAACGCGGGACGCTTCTGCGGAAGTTGCGTAGGCTTGCGCCAACACTTTGGAAGTGGAAGCTTCTGCCGCATACACTGTGGCAAGGGATGCCTGGGCTGCGGCGAGGGGAACCTGGGCTGCAGCCTGCACGCGAGAGGTGGATGCCGCTGCGGCGAATACGGAGGTTTCCACCGCATATTGTGCGGCGAGAGAAACGTTGGCGGCAATATCGTCTATCTGGGTGCCCGGATAGACTGTGGAAATCTGCTTTGTCCCCTCAGAGAAGTTGACGAGTTGGTTGCTGTTGGAGGAAACGATTACCGAATCGCGCTGCAAGTAGAAGAGGGCACCCACGAAGACGACGGTACCCAACCCAACTTCGTATTGATTGAGGGTGTTGTGAACGATGGCGTAGTAGGTTTGATTACCAACACCGACACCATCAGAAAACCTGCGATAGGTGCGGACCGCACCCTGCAACTGGATGTTACCAGGTCCAATGGTACCAGAAAATTCCCGTACCCGATCCCCATTTACGATAGGCATTAGGGACCTCCCGGACCGCTGTCGTCAATCGGCAACTGCTGGTCGTCATTGGGGTTGGCACCCTCGACCAGGTTGACATCGGGGCGCGGATACCGTATGGCTTGAGGATCCGGGTAGACGGGCGGCGGCCTATTTTGCGGATGGGTATTCAAGTTGTAGATGCCGTCGTCGCAGGTGCTACACACCCGCCACTTGGTACCTATCTCGTTTTTGATCTGGAGGTATCGATAACGGAATCCGCACCTATCGCACAGACTCCAACTGTATCTGCCTGATGCGAATTGAGACATGGACTCACCTGTAACGCGGGACGATACGGAGGGTAGCTCGTTCCCGATCCTCATCCGTGGCGTGGGAAAGCTGGTCCTCGTATTCGGACTTCAGCATTGCGAGGCGATCCATCGGAAATTGGAGGCCCCGATTCAACGCCAGGTAGTAGGCTAGCCCCGCCACCAGCGCGGGCCAGAAGCGGCGCGGCATGTCGGGGTCGTTGGATAGTTTTCCGGCATCCTGCACAAACCGCATCTTCCAGAAGATGAGGATGTCGGTATCGTTTTGGGGTGCTGGCCACAGATAGATCAGGGTGGAATCTTGCTGCCTGTTGACGAAGTAGTGGGTGGGCCGCCCCATCTGAGTCTTGCGGGGAATGTCCAGATATTCCCCAAACCCGATACGGGTCATCATGAGATCGGTGTTGTTGCGTCGAACGACGGCATCCAACACATCCAGCGTATCGCTGCTGCAACTGACTGTGACAACTTGTGTGGTCAGGGTAACGGCCACCTGCTCCAGGGTGTGGAGAAGGATGCCGCGATTCTGAAGGTCAGTGAAAAGAAGGTCCAAAGCCCGCCGGGACACACGGGCTTCGGTACCTAGAGTGGGTTCACCCCCAACCCGAAGAGATGCCTGTTCCAGCAACTCATCGAGGGGAAGGGAAAAGTTGGTAGTCCCGGAAGTAGCCATTTACTTGATCTTGTAGTCGCCGCCCTTGGTGGCCGCGCCCATACCACGGCAGCTACCACCCTTGGCATACTTCTTCACTTTGCCGCCAGACTTCATGATGTCGTAATCGAAGCCCTTCATCGCAGCCCCTGCGCCACGGGAAGTCTTGGCACCCTTGTCCATCTTCGTTTTCATATCAACCTCAATCGTAGAAGAGGGTAATGCCGCAACCGGCACCACCCGAGACTTTGACAAAAAGGGCTTGCTGGAAACGAAGACCCGCATCCGGGATATAGATGGTGGTCGAATCGGGGTTGCCAGCCGCTGCCCGGTGGGGCATCTCAAGCTGCATGATGAGGGGGCCGGTAGTGGATACCGCCGCTGACGCATCATACGTGTAGAGGGTGCCCGACGCCGCACTGTGGATGTATAGGCTGCGAAGCCTACACGGATTATCCACAACGACGGCAGACACCGCACTACAGTAGATGGCTTTGATCTGGGTCCAGGACATACATCACCTTAGGCGAT